AGAGGATAATTTTGACTTTGATAAGTGGCTCAAGAAAGCAGTTAAGATGTCTGTGAAGGATCGTAAAGAAGAAGCACGTGGTGTTGAAGAAACTTATATCTCTGACACAACTTATGCCAATGTAGTTTTGTCTGGCATTGCTGGATGGTTTGATCGTTATCCTCGCATTCCATATGGTCGTGCGACAGCATATACGCAAAACTCATTTGATAAATTTCAAATGTCATTTCCGTTTTTACAAACACTTGATCGCGGTTTTGCAGAATTGTTACCAAATCGTCATGCTGCTCAACGTGAAGCAGCAGATAAAATTGACCCAGCATTCCTCGTTCCACAAACTGTGTTTACAACAATCACAGTGAACAAAACATTTAGAACAGCAGCGCATCGCGATGCTGGTGACTTTACGAATGGGTTGAGTAATCTTCTCGTTCTTTCAAATAATGGCAATTATACAGGTGGATATCTCATATTGCCAGAAGTTCGTATTGCTGTGAATGTACGACCAGGTGACCTGCTGCTTGTCAATAATCATGAGTACATTCACGGCAATACACCTATTGAACTACAAGATGAAACTGCTGAGCGTGTAAGTCTTGTTTGTTATCTGCGTGAGAAGATGCTCGAACTTGGAAGCAAAGAGTATGAAGATCATCGATTTAATTATGTTGAGTCACGTCGAAAAAACAAAGAACATCCACTCCAACGAAGACTCTGGAATGGCATTTCAGAAGGAATGTGGGAAGAACAAGAGTGGTATGACTATCTTGAGAGAGTTGGTGGAAAAGAGATGGTTCAAAAATACCATCCAAAAGCATATGAAGAAATCTCAACCCTAGAAAATATGTTCGCCTAATATGTGCGCAATCATTGGTGCTTATATTGAGAACCCAAGTTCTCGTGACTTGATTATGCTTGCTGATGTTTTTCGCGAGTCTAGTATTCGCGGATTACATGCAACTGGTGTTTCTTGGGTGCGTGATGGCGAAGTTAAAACTCGCATTGAGGCTAAACCAGCCACACAGTTTTTAGAATCACTCGATCTAAACAATTGTGTGAATGAAGATGGCAATCTATATCTAATTGGTCACTGCCGATATTCTACGTCTGATCTTGAGTTCAATCAGCCATTATGGAATGAGAATATTTCGATTGTGCATAATGGCGTGATCACACAAGAGATGCCAGAGAACTGGGAACGTCTATATGGATACAAATGCAAAACCAGAAATGACAGTGAGTTGATCCTTCATACTCTTGAGGCAAAGAAGTCTCCATTACTTGAGTTTCAGAATGCTTCCATGGCTGTAATTGAGTTATACAAAGAAAATAAACTGCGTTTCTATCGCAACGGTAAGCGTCCAATTTACTTTACTTCTTTGCCAAATGGCGGTATAATTACTTCAACGAAAGATATTGCAATTCGTGCTGACCTCAAAAATCCTATTGAGATTGGTATGAACTTTTATACCACAATTGGCAAAGGTATCTTTCAGAAGAACTATGTTTTGATTGATGATGCAAAGGATTTACAGCATGTACGATAAGTCAACGTTTACATATGGTGCTGAGATTGAATGGGGTGATATTGATCGTCGTATGGAGATTCCCCCAACTCTCGGCAAATGGGAATATGCTGAAACAGACATTGTAAATCTTCATCCACCATTTCAATATCGTGCTTGTGATCCACTTGGCAAAGAGCCATGGATGGGCGGCGAAGTCAATATGATGCCAACTAAAACTTGGCAGGAACAAGTTGATCGTATCATGCGTTTGAAAGAAATGTTTATTGAGTATGGCAATATGCCTACTGCTTCCTGCGTCAATCATGGACATATTCATGTCTTTGTTCCAGGATTGAAAAATGATATTGATGGACTCAAGCGTTTGATTGCTTACATTAAAGACAATCAACAAGATACCATTGAAGCCTGTTATCAATTCTATGAAACTTCTGAGATGAAGCAAGTAGAAGGCGCAAAGATGTATTTGAAGTTTGATGGTGGTCGTCCAATGCCTGACTATATGTGCGACAACATTATCAATCTTGCAACTGACTTTGATCATTTTATTAAATTACATGCTGCTGGCAAAGATGGCGTATCAATGGGTCGACCATTTAGATTTGCCATTAATACTTACTGCATGAAGCATACTGGTACGATTGAGTTTCGCTGCTTCCGTTCCACAACTAAACGTGAGGAAATGGAATCTCAGTTTCGATTCGTGGAAAAGTTCGTCGACTCAGCACTGAACCAGGGTCCCTCAGTGAAGGAAATTCTTTCTGAATCTGATTATAAATTTCCACCATTTAAGTGGAATTTGGATGAATATCATGGATGGCAGCAAACCAAATATCCAAAGGAACGTGGAGAAAAGAAACGCGAGTTCCATGAGGCTGCGTGATACAAGTCGCGATGAATTCGTCGCGCATATCACTGAAGATAAAGCAGACTCTTTTGCCAAGACTTTTGTGGCAAAGGCTGACATGCAGGAACAATGGCAGTACTGTATTGGGTGTTGGGACGGCGGAGAGTTGGCTGGCGCGATTATCACGACACGATCTAAGAAAACTCCATATGTCTTCAATCTACAATTGCTTCATACGTTTGCGAAACATAGACGTAAGGGTGTTGCAAGATTACTCACTCAAGACTCTCTTGATCGCGCACAAGGTCTTGGCACCAGTTACTATCGCGTTTCAGCAGAGCCTGATGCAGTCGTATTCTATGAATCCATGGGATTCAAATTCTTGGGAAAACAGAAAAGTGGATGTTCGCTGAGTATGTTCAAGATTAATGGCAAGAATTTCGCCGATGGAATCTATGATCTGAATGATCCTGTTATACATGCAGCAGTGTATAAAAAGGGTAAAGGTGGATGTGTGCAAGTTTATTAAAATTGCTGTTTACTTTTGCGATTAGATAACCTATAATATATCTGTCGCTAATAGTGGTGACAATTTAACCTTATATGGCATAATGTTATTTGCCGAAGGAGTTTGATATGTTGACTAGTAAAGTGTGTTATGTTTATGGTTTTCGTAACATTGAAAATGGGATGATGAACATTGGTTATAAGTCCCCCAAAACCGATAAGTTAGATTATATTTCTTCAATCTCTAGTGCCCAGTTCTGGGACGACTTTTACAAGGGTAAACTTGAAAAGTCTTTATTGTTCGAAGGTAGTGCGCATGAAGACGATATCGCTCAAACACTTGAGTGGTTTGGTCTTGATTATGGCATGTCTTGGAACAAAAATATGTTCTACAATAAATCAAACAATGCGCATTGCATTGATGAGTCATTGCTAACTGAAGAACATAAGCAAACACTCGTAGATTGGATTGAGGGTCGTTCTGAAGGCATCAAGCCAACTGACCGCTTTGTTCAAGACAAAACAACTGTAACAACAATTCATGAAGCGATAAAGTCAGGTCAATACAAAGTTGTTCTTGAACCTGTCAAAACTGTTCACGCATATAAGAGAAATCAAATTCGCGTTGAACAGATTGACGTTAACCATGTTCGTAAGATCAAATCTCGGTTTGATCAAAACCCCAAAGATGCTTGGGATTGGTTGATGAAAGATCCTGTAGTTGTCGTTGTTTCTCGTCATAAAAACAAAATTGTATATACCATTCTCAATGGGAATAATCGCCTTGAGGCAGTTTCGAGAACTGCGCTCAAAGAGATTCCTGTTGTCTATATAAATGAAACTGAGTTTGGTGCTGATGAGAAAACTCGTAATGCCAACTATGATCTGTTTGGTCTTTTAGAAAATAAAGAGGACTTTATTGTTCGTAAAACCAATACAGATGGTGACATCAAGAGAAATATCAATAACTTCTTGGTGAGCGAAGGATTTGATCTTTCTGATCCGCTTCAGGTCGACAGTGCTCGTGAATTGATTTATGAACGATTCTCGTTGATCACTGAAGACAAGAAAAAACTCAATGGTTTGTTTCGTTCTATTATGAACGATTTTGCAACTCAACAAAATGCTTTAAAGTATCAAGACAATTTGATTGCCTATGATGACAATTTCTTGAACAACTACAAAGTGAAGAAGTATGAGTTGAAAGGTGTTGCAGCGATTCATGCAACTGCTTCGAAGGCAGAACATGCTGTTGCCCTTGGTTATATCGTTCACAGAATGTACAATATGAAAAAGAAAAAGGGTGCTATTGTTTTGTATTTCAAGAGCAAGAATGAATTGGCTATTGATGATCAAGAAAAGCACATTGACAAACTTCGTGATATGATTCAATATATGCAACTTGATGTAACTGTTGATGTCCTCCCTGCGTTCAACAACTAAAGAGAGGCGCGAGTCATTCATCCGCTGGTATGCGTGGTCGATGCAGTTTGGCGACTGCGATCCAGCGGTATGGATGACAAACTATCTCCACCGTCGATACGAACACAATGATGAGGAAAAACTCTGGCTTGCATGGCTTTATGGTAACACCTATCAATTGCCAACTGCATGGGTTCTAAAAAATGAATTCCCAGACTATGAACTTGCTACCGTTGATCGTATCGAATGGTGGAATAGTCACAACTACAAAAGACTCAGATACCAAGTTGATACAAAGTGGAACAAAGGTCACTTGCCTGCCATGTTCGCATCTTACCAAAAGTTTATTGGCAAGAAAACTCAACGTGAGGTTCTAGAAAATTATTATGGCGACAACGAAACGCAATCTTTCCACAATCTTTGGAATAATCTTAAAACTTCTCTTCACAAATTTGGTCGCTATTCCACTTGGTTTTACCTTCAGCATCTTGTTCATACTGCTGGCATTGCTTGTGTACCTGACAGCCTCATGCTTGACGATTTTGCAGGCTCTCGCTCTCATCGTAATGGTCTGCATCTCGCCCTCGGGCAAGATGACAAATATGATGTTAAACTCACTTCTGGGGAATGCGCAGACCTTGAAAGCCATGCCAAAGAAATTCTTGAGGAAACCAGATCTCGATTCCCTCAACTGAGCAATCAAATCGATTTCTTCACGATGGAGACTTGCCTTTGCTCATTCAAGAAAATCTTTCGTGAACATCATGGTCGATATCTTGGTTATTATCTTGATCGCCAGTCTGAAGAAATCAATCAAGCAGAAGGCGACGGTTGGACTGGTATTGAATGGAATGTTTTGTGGCAAGCAAGAAATGAAACTCTTGATCTCAGACTTGCTCCGAGAAATACAATCAACAAAGAAAAGTTTACTTATTTCTTAAGAACAGGTAGAATAGAACGAATGGATTGGATGTTCGATGATGAACAACCAGTGAAAGAAGGTTTGGAGGCATTATGGTAAGAGTGATTGCTATGGGTGGTGAGCCAGCAACTGGCAAAACCACTTTGATGTTTAAATTGATTTCCATGGCTGATGATTGGGTTACTTCGAAGCCAGAGAAACTTCTTGATGCAATGTATTCCAAGAAACTGAATCTTTATATTCTTGGCAAGTATGTGAATGATGGTAATGTGTTCCAGGGCACTGATCGTTTGTCAATGGCAGTTCAACCAGATGCTACTGCGTTCTTTAGTAATCTTGCATATGAATCAAATGCAGATGGTCATAGTGTAAATGTGATCTTCGAAGGTGATCGTTTGTTCAATGGCAAAATGCTTGATCGCCTTTCTGAACTATTCCCAAATGATTTCAAGATTCTAATCCTTACAGTCAAGGATAGCACTCTTGATCAACGTCACATTGATCGCAAAGATGATCAAGATGACAAATTCAAAAATTCTCGTAAGACTAAAATCTCGAATATCATGGGGTCGCTGACACTCATGGACTATATAGAGACAATGGTCAACGAAAATCTCGATGATCAGTCTAAGATTATTGATCATATTAGAAAATTTTACAACTGGAGTGAATAATTATGCAGTTAGAAGTTAAGGTTGAGGATTTGCGCAAAAACAAACTCTTTGTCGCAACTCCGATGTACGGTGGTATGGCGCATGGTATGTATTTGAAGTCTTGTTTAGACTTGCAAGCATTGTGCGCTCAATATGGCATTGAAGTTCGTTTCTCTTTCATCTTCAATGAATCTCTTATCACTCGCGCTCGCAATTATCTTGTAGATGAATTCCTTCGTGCAGAAGGTTACACTCATCTCTTATTCATCGACGCTGATATTCATTTTGATCCGCGTGATGTTGTTGCATTGCTTGCTCTTGATAAGGATGTTATTGGTGGTCCATATCCAAAGAAATCCATTAAGTGGGGTGCTGTGAAGGAAGCTGTGAAGCGTCATCCTGACATTGAGCCTCTTGAAATGGAAAAGGTTGCTGGTGATTTCGTATTCAATCCAGCACCAGGCACTGAAAAATTCTCTGTTGCTGAACCAATTGAAGTTCTTGAAATTGGTACTGGCTTCATGCTCGTCAAACGTGAAGTCTTTGATAAATTTAAAGAAGCCTATCCTGAGTTTAGTTATCGTCCAGACCATGTTGGTCAAGCCAACTTCGATGGTAAGCGATACATTCACGCCTATTTCGATACCGTCATTGATCGCAAGCGTGTGGTCATGATGGATGGTATTGAGAAGGAAGTTGGTGGATCAGATCGCTACTTGTCTGAAGATTATATGTTCTGCCAGTGGTGGCGTCATCTTGGTGGTAAAATTTGGCTCTGCCCATGGATGAAAACACATCATATCGGCACTTATGCATTCACTGGTGATATGCCTGCAGTTGCCAATTGGGTCGGTTCTCTTTAATAAAGAGATTTTGTTATGATTGTAGGTTTAGTTGGCTTTATTGGAGCAGGTAAAGGCACAGTTGCAGATCTCTTGGTGGATCGTCATGATTTCGTCAAAGAGAGTTATGCGAATAGCGTCAAAGACGCCTGTGCCACGATCTTCGGTTGGAATCGTTCCATGCTTGAAGGTGACACTCCAGGATCTAGAGCATGGCGTGAGCAGCCAGATAAGTGGTGGTCAGAAAAATTCGGTTGTGAGTTTTCACCAAGATTGGCTCTCCAACTAATGGGCACAGAGGCAGGTCGTGATGTATTTCACCCTGACCTCTGGGTTCATACTGTGATGCGACGCTGCGAACAAGCACCATGGAATAACTATGTGATTGCTGATGTTCGTTTCCCAAATGAAATTGATGCAATCGTAAAATCAGGTGGCAAAGTTATTCGCGTTCGTCGTGGTGATGATCCTGAGTGGTATAGTCTTGCTCGTGAATGCAATCTTTATAACAAACAAGAAATAATGCGCAATGCATATCCAGAAATTCATTTCAGTGAATGGGCTTGGATTGGTTCGCATTATGATATTGTGATGGATAATAATTGTTCGTTGGATGAGTTGACTGTGAGAGTTGACAAGTTGGTTGATTCGTTATATAATAATCGTGTTGAAGCAAATGAGGTCGTTAATTATGAAACTTTCTGATGATACTGTGCAAGTCCTGAAAAACTTTTCAGGCATTAATCAAAGTTTGCAGTTCAAGTCTGGCAATACTTTGAAAACTATTTCTCCACTCAAGACAATCTTCGTTGAAGCAACTGTTGGTGAGAGTTTTCCAAAAGAGTTCGCTCTTTATGATTTGAACAAACTTTTGGCAAAGGTATCTTTGTACAAGGATGCCGAGTTGTCGTTTGACGATGACAAACTCAATATTAGTGCAAACAAGAAGTCTGATTACATCAAGTATTGCTCGCCGAAAGTTATTGTAACTCCACCTGAGAAGGCAATCACGTTTGGTGAGCCTGATTGTTCATTCAGTCTTTCGCAAGAAGATCTTGATTGGATGCGTAAGAGTGCTGGCATCTCTGGTTCGCCCAACTTCGTGTTTGAAAGCGATGGTTCCACAATTCACTTCATTGCTACAGACGTGAAGGATGATTCTGCTGATCAGTCCAAGATTGAAATTGGTACTGCTGAGAATGGTAAGGAATTCAAAGTTGTGATGAAGGTCGAAAACTTCAAGTTACTTGAAGGTTCGTATGACGTTGCAATTGCCAAGAAAGGTCTTGCTCGATTTAAGCACAAAACTGTTGACATCACCTATTACATTGCGATTGAAGCCGCAAGTTCAACTTTCGGAGAATAATGATGGCACTTGATAAAGTAAAGGTATTGGGATGCCTTCAAGAAATCTCCAACTCACTCACTCGTATTGAGGCTGAACGTGATCTGATTAAAGACATTCTTCAGAAGATGCAAGACGAATGTGAGATTCCAAAGAAGTTGGCTCGTAAACTGGCGCGTGTTTACCACAAACGTAATTATGAGGAAGAAGTCGCAGAGCAGAGCGATTTCCAAACCATTTACGAAAACGTGGCTAAATAAAAATATTGGGGTGCAATACTCTAAGTTGACGGCACTATCCGCCAGACTGCTCGCCGTGGGAGTTCACCTTCCCCACCCCATCTTCTCTTCGGAGTTATATTATGCATAAAGATGATCTAAAAGTATTGATTATTATTCTTTTATTCGCCGCATTCGCTCTCGTCAACACATTTTTTCTTTGGGTTCCTGCATCAGCACCACCTGTAATGTTGGTGTTGTTCGTTGGATTGTATTCGATATGGGAGCATAAGTATGGCAACAAGGCGTAATTTTTTCAAGTATCTTGGTCTTGCTGGTGGTGTTGCTGGCGGTGGTATTGTAGCCGCCGCCGCTGTTCTTCCTGATGCTGATAAGTGTAAGGCAATAGAAGAAATTAAAGCCGCTGGTTACAATGGCAAGTTAAACATTGGCACTGAGTATGGTGAACTTGCATCACCAGACGGCACTATCAGTTGTGGTCCCAAATTTGTTCCAGGAACACAAAAGCATGTAACCGCAAGTATGACCGTCGGTCCTGATGGCGAGATGTACTTGATGACAAACGGAAAATGGCGTAGAATAGTGACTGAATAAACAATCAGGAGTTACATTATGAATGAAGCGTTGTGGGTTGAAAAATACCGTCCTCATACTATTGCCGATTGTATTCTTCCTGATGAATACAAGGCAACTTTCCAATCTTATGTTGATCGCAAAGAGATTCCCCATCTCTTGCTTTGCGGTGGTCCAGGCACAGGCAAGACCACAGTCGCACGTGCATTGTGTGATGAAATTGGCTGTGATTATCTAATGATCAATGGCTCGGATGAATCAGGCATTGACACATTCAGAACAAAGATCAAAAACTATGCCAGTGCAATGTCAATGACTGGTGGCAAGAAAGTCATCATCATTGATGAAGCAGATTATCTAAATCCAAACTCAACTCAGCCAGCCATGCGTGCGGCAATGGAAGAGTTTGCGCATAACTGTACGTTCATCATGACTTGTAATTTCAAGAATCGTATCATTGAACCATTGCATAGTCGTTGCGCTGTTATTGAATTTAAACTGCGCAAAGAGGATAAGCCAAAGATGGCTGCTTCGTTTATGAAGCGTGCTGCTGAGATTTTGGCGAATGAAAAAGTTCCTTATGATAAGGCAGTTCTTGTTGAAGTTGTCAAGAAGCACTTCCCAGATTATCGTCGCATTCTGAATGAACTTCAGAGATATTCTGTTAGCGGTAGAATTGACACTGGTATTCTCACGAGCATTGCTGATGTTTCTTTAAATGATCTTGTGACGTCACTCAAAGATCAAAACTTCAGCGCAATGCGTAAGTGGGTTGCTGACTTTGGTGGTGATGATCCTGCAAAGATCTATCGTAAAATCTATGACAGTCTGTATGACATTATGGACAAGTCTACGATTCCAAATGCTGTGCTAATCCTCGCCAAGTATCAATATCAAGCAGCGTTTGTCGCCGATCAGGAACTGAACCTCACCGCATGTCTAACCGAGATGATGGTGGAGTGTAAGTTCAATGGCTGATCTATTTAAAGAAATCATTCCGTCTATTCTACAGACGAAAGAATATGCGCTCCTGACAGAACAGGATGAAAAGACATATTCATCGTTTATGGTGAATCGTGCACTCTCATTTCATCGCGATACCGTTTTATTCGCAAATGAGATGAATAAGTACCCGAATCTCGATAATAAACTCAAATATGACTTTCTCCTAAATATAATACGAGCCCAAAAGCGTCCATACTCAAAGTGGCACAAGAAGGCTAAAAGCAGTGATTTGGAAGCGGTCAAAGAATATTATGGTTACTCCGATGCAAAGGCAGAGGAAGCATTAAAAATTCTAGACGACGCTCAAATCGAATTGATAAAAGAACAATTATATAAGGGTTAGAACATGAGCGTTGATAAACTAGTTGAAGTCACTCTTGGGCAGCAGGATGATTTTCTAAAAGTTCGCGAGACACTCACTCGCATTGGTGTAGCAGCAAAAAACGATAACATCCTATACCAATCCTGCCACATTCTTCATAAACAAGGAAAGTATTATATCGTTCATTTCAAGGAACTCTTTGAATTGGACGGTAAGCCATCAAACATGTCAGATAATGACATTCAGCGACGCAACACGATTGCGAATCTAATGGCTGAGTGGGGACTAGTCAAACTCGTAGATCCAGATAAGACAAAGGATAATGTCGCACCATTAAGTCAGATTAAAATTCTTCCATTCAAAGAGAAGAACGATTGGCAATTGGTTTCCAAGTATACAATCGGGAAGAAAAAGAAGGAAGGATAATTTATGCTTGTGATGAATGTGTATAAACTTCGTGATGATATTGAACTTCCAACATACGGCACTTCTTTAGCAAACTGTTTTGATTTGTCATTCCAACCAACATCAAATGTTGTAAATGGATATGATTCATTTAACGCACCTGTTGAAAGAGAAGTAAATGGATTTGGTGAAGTTTCTATCTATCCTGGTGATCGTTTATTGATCCCAACTGGATTAATTTTCAAAATCGAACGTTATGTTACGATTGAAACATTTGCAGACATTGCACGACATGATGCTGAACTTCCGCTTCAGAACTATAGCATTCGTCTTCATCCTCGCTCAGGACTTTCGCTTAAGAAAGGATTGATCCTAGCAAACAGCGAAGGCATCGTTGATGTTGATTATCAAGAAGAAGTGTTTGTGCTTTTGACAAACGTTTCCAAGATGCATCAGACAATTCGTCGCGGCGATCGTATTGCTCAGGCTGAAGTTGTATCAAACAATCCATTCGCATTTAAAGTTATCGCATTAAGACCAGAGAAGCATTCTGAAAGATCTGGTGGATTTGGTTCAACTGGGATTTCGTTGAATACAGAAACTCCGCCAATGGAAGAATGGCACGTCGACGGACCAACAGAGTTTCCTAAATAGAATTGGAATGCCCATTTGGGGTTCCGTTTCTAAAATGTCACTTGCTTATTAAAGGAGTACACAAATGACAAATATCACTACACTTTCGTCAACCTACGGACTCGATCGTCTTCTACCAACCGCTCTTGGGTTTGAGAATTCGTTCGCAGCTCTCGATAATGCTGCTCATCTATTTACAGCATCTCAAACTGCATTTCCTCCAGTGAACATCGTCAAGAAAGACGAATACAACTTTATCATTGAACTTGCAGTTGCTGGATACAAACAAGATGAGATTGAAATCACTGCCGAGAGAAACTCTCTCAAAGTCACAGGCAAAAAGTCAGAAGAAGAAGATCGCAATTATCTTGTAAAGGGTATTGCTGGTCGTAAATTCTCACGCCAATTTGTTTTGTCTGACACAGTAGTGGTTCGTGATGCAAACCTTGCTGATGGTATTCTTTCTATTGAACTAGAAAATGTCATTCCTGAAGAACAGAAGCCTCGTAAGATTGAAATCAAATAATGCAATCACTAGAAATCTTTATCTTACTTTTAATTGGTGCTTTTAGCATCGCATATTTCTTTAGAGATAAATCTAAAAATAGGGAAAAAGAAGATAACTGGTTTCTATAACTGAGAAAACATATTATGCATAATGATGAATTAACGTGGGATGAATTGTTTATCTTACAGGCTACTCTGATCTCTCAGAAAAGCAAGGACCCGTCGACAAAGGTGGGGTGTATTATTGTCAATGATGATAATGTCATCTTGTCGACGGGTTTTAATGGATTCCCTCGAGGAATCGAAGAAGATTGGAAAGATCGATGGAAGAGTCCAGAAAAGTATCACTGGGTTGAGCATGCTGAACGCAATGCAATCTTCAACGCCGCACGTGTTGGTGTTTCACTCAACAATTCTCGTGCATATCTAAACTGGGAACCAAAGCCATGCGCTGATTGCACACGCGCATTGATCCAAGCAGGAATCAAGGAAGTCATCGGACCAAACCGACCATTCTCTGGTAAGGGTGCAGGAAAGCATTACTCGATCGAGCACGCAGAAGTCATGCTGCGCGAGGCTGGTGTTAAAATTAGAACATGGGATATGCCAAAAGAACTCATATGAGTATACACGACCCTCATGAATTCATAAAATATAAATTGTCAGCTGACACTCATGTTCGCGATGGAAGAAATCTATACGAACATTTATGCAATGTTGAAAAAATTCTCAAAATTTGTGGATGTGATGACAGCGTTTGTTTAGCTGGATTATTTCATAGTGTTTATGGCACATCAAAATGGCGTCATGAAAGTATTAGAGATAGAGAATTGGTTAGAAGTATCATTGGAGAAAGAGCAGAACATCTTGTTTGGATTTTCAGTAATGCAAAAAGACCATTTTGTTGGTTGTTTGGAGAAAATATTCCAATGACTGATGGATCATTTGCTCGCGTTGATCGTGATACATTGCATGACCTTCATATGATTGAGGGTGCGAATCTCCTCGAGCAACAGGGTGGGTTGGTTGAGATACTTTCATTCGCCTCTATGCAGAGCCCAGAGGAACTCCGAGGAGAGAGATAAGGGTATCGGGAACCCTAAAACAACGCCGCTCTCTCGGCTCTCTCCTCGGCGAGAGAGGATGCCGTAAGTTATTGATTTTATTCGATTTTTCTCTGTTGTGTTTTCCTGTGATTCAGGTAGAATATGCAATATGAGTAAGCAATATCACTTTATCGACGCCCAAAACGACAAGTTCGGTGCCCGACACACACTCTGGCATGTTGGGAATTATCACTATCAGATTGAATGCCGCTCTACTGGCAACAAAATCGACCTTCCTGACACCAGTTTCGAACAGGCAAAACAGGTGTTCGAGGACGTGCTCGTAAGTTATTGATTTTATTCGGTTTTTTCCTATTGCGTTTTTCTTGGTTTCAGTTAGAATATAATTATGAAAAGCGAAAACACTATTGTAAAAATCGGTGACGTTGTTAAGTCTCTTGACTTCGTTGGTATCAATGACTGTTATTATGTCGGTCTCGTGGTCGGCATCAGCAAGATGGATGGCACTTTCCGCGCCAAGACCATCAAGCGTGTGTGGCAGGGTCAGTTGGACAAGAAGTTTCCGTCTGACTTCTTCACTGCTCCGCTTCCTGGCAATTCTTTCTTCGACGATATGGCTGAAGAAAAGGGTGTCGATTCTCGCGTGCAGGTGGTTGCCTAATGAACATCGATGACCGACATGGTAGTCCGTATGATCGTGGTCGCGCTGACAGTTATTATCGTCGCGCTCGAAGTCCGCACTATATGAAAAGTGACATCAATGGTTATGTGACTTTCAATAGTGCTCGCGTGTTCGAGAAAGAAATGACTGCGAAACAAATTGTTGAGTACAATCTTGGCTTCGACGTGAATGAAGCAGAACAAAATTTTAAGGAGTGGGAATAATATGAGAAAGCAAACTGAAACTTTGCTGAGTGAGGCGATCGATCTGGTGAACGGTGTCGATCATGTTCTGGCGAACACCATGACTCAGTATGATCTGAGTGCCAAGGATTGCTACAACATGGCAGAGAAACTTGAGCGTGCGTGTCATGCACTGCTTGTTGTTGGTGATCGCAAGACGCAACAGGATCTGAACAAGATTCCGATGGGTGAAGGAGTGCCGTTCTAATGGGATACTTCAAAAATTTAGAAATTGATGTCATTGAGATGTATCGCGTTGATGGTCTCAAGGAAGCAGAGATTGCAAAGATCACTGGCTTGTTATTGAGTGAAGTCAACGAGATTCTTGCTGCGTATGAGAATCGCGATGCTGACTACAATGAATATGATACTGACATGGTCAGTTACGATGATCTGTCTTTTGATCCAGGTGACATTGACTACAATGCGGAGCATTACTAATGGAAGACATGATGACAGAAAGCGAAATCTTTGCACTTTGCGTTAAAATGCAACATCTTGGGTATGCAGTTATTTGCTTCACTCCAGAAGAATTGCGTGGTGCAGATCCTGGTCATGTTCAAGATCGTTTGGTTGAATTGGGTTGGGATGTAATTGATACTCTTGCCACTGAACCACGTGAGGGCGAATAATGACAAACGAGTATCGTCGTTCTGTTCTTGCCCCCAAAGAGCGAGTAAAGTTTGATCCCCGCAATCGCAAGCACATGCTTGATTTTGCTAAATTTGTGAAGTATAATAGTTGGACAAACGGTTGCTCTTATTTCTTAGAAGATCCATACACGGATATTCCTTCCATGATTCGAGCAAAAATTGCTGATCACACATTATCTAAACTGGTGGAAAAAGTATGAGCGAAGGTGACTTTGAAGTATTAACACTCGGCACAATCGAAGAACTTCGAACTCTTCGAAAATTTGCAAAAGAAATGATTGCATTCAGTAAAATACATGACATGCCTCTGCCGCATGAGATGCGTGTAGGAATTACTGCATTAGAAGAGTTTTATCAAAGTCACATTGAGAAGTATCCGCAATGATGGTCTACTGCGCTGCGCGTTTCAAACCAAAGAAGAAGCGCAAACCGAAAGGTATCATTGCGAAGAAGTATAACAAGTCCTCGGCGATTCTCGGTGTTGAGAAGTTGCCGAGTTTGTCTTATG